GGCGCAAACCCTCAAAGCGTAATGCTTGAGCAAACAAGAGGTTTGAAAGCTAAGTGGGAAAAAACAGGTTTGTTAGAGAACGCAGGTTCTGAAACAACTAAGCATGGTATGGCAGTAATGTTAGAAAACCAAGCAAAACAATTATTAGACGAAGCTACAAGAACAGGTACATCTGCAGGTTCTGAAGAGTGGGCTGGTGTGGCATTACCATTGGTAAGAAGAGTTTTCGGAAGCATCGCTTCTAAAGAATTCGTTTCTGTACAACCAATGAACTTACCTTCAGGTCTTATCTTCTACATGGACTTTAAATATGGTTCAAACCCAGCAGGTAACCCAGCTTTCACTGGTTCTTCATTATTCGGTAAAAGTGGTACTTTTGGTAAAGATTCTTTAGACCAAAACACAAACAAATTAGGTTCAACTCAAGTAGCTGAAGGTGGTTTGTACGGTGCAGGTAGATTCGGATACACTATCAACAACAAAACTGCAGCAATCACTGCAACTTTTGCTTCTGCATCTTTAGCAGATATCGATTATGATTTAACTTCAGGTTCAGTTTCTGCATCTTTTGCGGGTAACACTTTGAAGAAAGTTGTAGTTGCATTACCTTCTGACGCTGACTTCAATGGTGTTAGAGCTTTCGAACCAACTTTATTGACTGGTTCTGTAACTGGATATTTCCCTCAATACACAACTAAGAATGGTTCAAATGTTGAGTTCGTAGTAGCTACAACAGGTTTATCAAACTTAGCAACTGTTGGTGTATCTTTGGATTACCATGTACAACCAACTGATACTTCAAGAGGTGACTTCGAAGATAGAGGTACTGATTTGGCTATTCCAGAAATCGAATTAGAATTGAAATCTGAGCCTATCGTTGCTAAGACAAGAAAATTAAAAGCAATTTGGACTCCGGAATTAGCTCAAGACTTAAACGCTTACCATAGTGTAGACGCTGAAGCTGAGTTAACTCAAATGTTGTCTGAGTACATCTCTTTAGAAATCGACTTAGAAATCTTAGAAATGTTACAACAAAATGCTTTCACAACTGAATACTGGTCTTCTAAAGTAGGATATGACTGGAATGGTGCTGGATTCTCTATTGATTCTTCAGCAGCTGCAGCATCTGCTTACACAAAGAGTACTTGGTACCAAACTTTGGGTATTAAATTACAAAAAGTTTCTAACAAGATTCACCAATTAACTATGAGAGGTGGTGCAAACTTTATCGTTGTATCTCCAAACGTAGCTACAATTTTAGAATCAATGAACGGATTCAACGCAAATCCTGGTAAGGACGCATTGACTTTCGCAGCAGGTGTTTCTAACATCGGTTCTATCTCTAACAGATATGACGTTTACAAAAACCCATACATGACTGAGAACGTATTATTAATGGGCTTCAAAGGTTCTAACTTCTTCGAAACAGGAGCAGTTTACGCACCATATGTACCATTGATTATGACTCCATTAGTTTATGACCCAACTAACTTCACTCCAAGAAGAGGTGTTATGACTAGATATGCTAAGAAAATCGTTAGACCTGAGTTCTACGGTAAAGTTATCATTGATGGTTTAGACCAACTTTAATCTTTGAGTAGATTTTAGTAGTTAAAACTAAAAAAATAAAAAAAAGGGAGAGTAGAAATACTTTCCCTTTTTTGTTTTATATTTATATAAGAACAATTAAAAATAAATTAAAAATGGCATATCCAGAAAAACGTTACCATGTTCAAAGAACATCGGAAGATTTACCACAATATACAGTAGAAACCACAGACCAAATATTGGCTAGACAAGCGGATGGTATGGTTGGTTATATATCAGTAGATGATTTAAAAACAACATTAGATGGTGCAGGCTTAGCATTAGATACCGATTTAACGGATGGTTCTATTAATGCAGTATTTAACACAGTTAGAGCTGATGTTAATGGAACAGGTATTAACTTTCAAGTTGGTGATGATGTATTCATTGGTGATATTAATGTACCAAATGTAATGCAAGTAAGAGGTGTACAAGATGCAACAGTTGGATATATTCAATTCGGTAGTGGTTCTAATATGCCAAAAGTTGGTGGTAATGGTGCAAATCGTTTAAACCTTTCAAATATACCAACATATGCTAATAAAGCAGCCGCAATCGCCGGTGGGTTGATAGCGGGTGATGTTTATAGAACTAACGATAATCTATGTATAGTTTTCTAATATAACATATAATTCATTTATTAAAAAGGGAGAGTAGAAATACTTTCCCTTTTTTTATTTATATAATTCATATTTATAGTAGTAAAACTATAAATTTTAAATAATGTCTGTAAACACATATTGGACGGGTTCATCTGCATCAGAATTTTCATCATCAGTAGCATTATCAATCGCAACTCCATTTGGGATATATGATGGAGATACAGAGTTTAGATTGGATGCACCTAAAACAGCAGTTTGGGTGGCAAAGCGATTGGGTTACCCTATTGTTAATATTGAATTAGATAATCAACAAATTTGGGCATGTTTTGAAGAATCTGTTTCGGAATATTCAGCACAAGTCAATCAATTCAATCTTAGAAACAATTTAGATATTCTTAGAGGACAACCTAAAGGTAAAGTTGCAAACTACTCACAAACACTTGTAGATGGTTCATTCTTACCAACAACGGTTCGTATGTCTCAACAATATGGAACACTTGCGGGTGTAGGTGGTAATACTGCAATTAAAAAGGGATATATTAATTTAACGGGTTCGGTTCAAATATATAATTTAATGTCCGGAGCAGTTGATGTTGAAAGTGGTAGAAACTTTTCACAAATATTTAGTGGTAGTTCTACAATAGATGTAACAAGAGTATATCATGAAGCAATTCCTGCAATTACAAGATTCTTTGACCCGTATTCAGTAGGTGCACAAGGTACACTAAACTTAATTTCTGAATTGGGATTTGGTAACTACTCACCGGCTGCACAATTCTTAATGATGCCGTTATATGAGGATGTATTAAGAATGCAACAAATTGAATTCAATGACCATATTAGAAAATCTGCACATACATTTAATATTGTAGATAATAAATTAGAAATATTTCCTGTCCCAACAGACGACACGGTTAAGAAGATATATTTTGAATACATCAGCAGAGATGAATTTGAACACGATTCACAAACGATTCAAGCTGATTCACTTTCCGACTATTCTGATATTCCATATGATTTTATTCAATATTCAAATATAAATGAAGTTGGTAAACAATGGATTAGAAAATATACACTTGCACTTGCTAAAGAATTATTAGGTGCAATTAGAGAAAAATATAATTCAATTCCAATTCCGGATGGTGAAGTGAGTTTAGATGGTGCAGCATTAAGAGCGGAAGCACAAGTTGAAAAGGATGCGTTAGTTACACAATTGAGAGAGAATTTAGAGGAAATGAGTAGAATAAAGGTGATGGAAAATAAAGCACATGAATCAACTCACCAACAAGAGATGTTAAGAAAAGTTCCACTTAAAATATATGTAGGATAATATGCCAAAGTTTATGTTAGATAGAGACTTGCAACTCTTCAGAAGTTTTGCAAGAGAATTGGTAGATACCGTAATTGAAAATACTTGTGTATTATTTAAAATTAATTTAAATGAAACCAAAGTAAATCTTTATGGTGAATCTATAAACAAAACTTGGTATCCGGGTGTCGAACTATTTGTTCTAATAGATAAAGAACCTGAAACTGCTCAGTATGAAGGATTTGGTCCTGAAATGCAACAAAATATAACTTTTAAATTTGATAGATTGTTATGTGAAGAAAGAAACATATATCCTGAAATTGGTGATGTTATATATTTTGACAATTCTTATTATGAAATAGATAATACAAATGAAATTCAATTTGTAGGTGGTTTACCTGGTCAGAATAGTGATAGAAATTGGAGTATTGTGTGTTCAACATTTATGGTATCTAAATCTAATTTAAACATTGAAGAAAGAATAAAATAATATGTCTACAAATCCACTAAGACAAAACCCAAATAGGGCAAATGAGATAAAATCAAATAAAGGAGATGTAAAACAAAGTATATCTTTATTTGATATTGACTATGCTATGATGTCATATTTGGAAGATACGGCATTACCAACATTAGATGACAATGGTAAAACTTTAAAAATACCAGTCATATATGGTAATTCCGAAAGGTGGAATGGTGCACGTAGACAAGGTGTATTTAGAGATTCAAAGGGTAAAATACAATTACCTATAATGATGATAAGAAGAACATCAATTGCAAAAGATGAAAGTATGCCAATGCAAAATAGGCATGTATCATATCAGGGTATTACAAAATATTCAAAAGATAATAGATACGATAGATTTACTGCATTTGGTGGTAATGTAAAACCGAAATATGAGATATACAAAATTCAAATGCCGGAATATGTGGAATTGAATTATGATTGTATGGTTTGGACAAGTTATACTGAACAATTAAATGCAGTAATAGAACAATTACAATATACATCAACATATTGGGGTGATAAAGAAAAGTTTAAATTTAGAACTAGTTTAAGTGAATTTAATGTTATAAATGAAGTTGGTGAAGGAACTGAAAGAATAAACAGAATTGAATTTAGTTTGTCAGTTAAAGCATATTTACTTCCTGAAAAATTTGATGGAGAGAATGTGATTAAAAAATCAATGTCAACAAAGAGAGTTGTAGTTGCAACCGAAGTTGACGTAACAGGAAATGGTAGATTGGAAGGAATGTTAACAACTCCATCTGCATATTATGACAATAAAGATTTAATTGACTTTTTGTCTTTAAATAATAGTAAAGTGGTAGATGGTGGAATTAATACCGCAACATTCACAGGAATAAAATTAATAGAAGCACCTGCACAATTAGCCGGAGTAATTACTTCAGGATTGACTTACGATGGAAAATCTTACGATATTAAATTATATATAAATGGTGTTAGGTATTATCAAACGACACATTTTACAATAACATCATATACAAACAATATATTAACATTATCATTGTCTCCTGGATTTCCAGTAGATAGTAATGATGAAATTACTATTACAGGTAAATTTATTGACATTGTATAATGAAAAGAAGTTTATTAGATATCACACAAAAAATCAGTAGAAATACTGGTAAAACAAATTTAAGTCCAAAAGATTTAACAAATTCTACTTATTCAATTTGGGAAGCTACGGGTTGGAGATTTGTAGATATATTAAGAGAAATTCAATATAGAACTACACAAGATAGATTAAAGATTTACATTAACACACAAAGTATAAGTGCAAGAGATTATATAGTTGAAGATGGTGGAAATGGTTTATTGATTAAATTTATAAAAACAAATTTTGAATTTAATTTGGATGATGATGACTATATTCAAATTGAAGGAGACATAGAAAATTATGCTTAAACAATTTAATTCAAATACAAGAAAACTTAATAGAGTTGTTCCAAAGATTAATATTAATAATCTTACTAACAATGATTTGACCGGAAGTTTACAAAATATTGAAATTCCAACTAATACAAAATTTCAATCTAAAACTCGTTCCAATCCAAATCCAATTAAATTAGTAAATAACAAAACAAAAATATCGGATTTTTATCAAGAAATATTAGAAAATAGTGCAAGATATAATCAAAGAATGATTGATGAATTTGACAACGATACAAATACATTAACAATATACAATGTTACATTAGATTATGGAACCGAAGGAGCATCACCTAATAATTTTGAAGTATTAGTATTTGGTTTACATATTCCAGGAAACTATACAATAAAAGAAGTTGGAAATAATGTAGTAATAACTTTAAATGAAGAATATATAGATTACGATAATGTAACTATAAATGATATTTATGTTATGGGTAAGTTAAAAGATATACCAATAGGAACAGAATTAGACATAGTTTTATCAACTGAAAATGACGAAGAAATAATATTATAAAAATGGCACTAAGACAAACTAAAAAAAT